CATACTCACCTCTTATCAGTTCTGCTGCGTCCACGCTGTTTAGTGAACAGTTGATTTATCTTTAGCTGCCACACACAAGGCAACTGCTAACATCCCGATCGCCGCGCCAATCAGCACGCCAACGCCCATCCCGATGAATAAACCTGAGTAGAAATCCATCAGATACCCTTACCAGCAGGTTTGCAGTTATCGTAATAAAGCCACTGAGCACCGTCAGCGCTAACCTGATATGAACCACCGCGTTTGATGAATACAGCGCCATCTTTGCTGAATGCGCGCAGAACGCCTGATTTCAAAACCTTCATCGGTGGAGAGGTTAAAACACTTTCTCCCTGTACCACCTGGAACGAAATCCCGTTGTCAGCGATGATGGCGCCTTTCGGGATAAATCCTAAGTTTGCGGTAGGCTGCTCACCCAAACCAGCAATCAGGCTGGCGTCACATACCATAACTTTATTTTCAGCCATTGCTGCGGCCGGCATCAGCAGTAACGCCGCCAGGATTAATTTCTTCATTAGTGCACCTTTGTGATCATTTGTGATTGTCGAATGTGTTCGGCCGGCACATACATAACCAGCCACTTGTTTTTTTCTGCATCCCAGCAGTAAGCCTGCTCACCCAAAATCATGTAGGTGACCCATTTGAAATCAGATTGCAGCTGCCAGAATTCAGCGCCAGGCATCGGGATGTTGTGAACCACCTCACCCACTGACTCTATCGCATAACCCTCGACCACCTGGCGCAGCAGATTGCATTGCGACACTGATACGCTGTTAGGAATTGAAACCGGTATTGATGACGTTTTAATCATTCGTATTCCTTGCCGATAAATGCAGCCTTGTTACCGTTGTAGATAAACTCAATTGCAGCCGAGAATGATGGATGAGATGTTGATATCTTCACTTCGTTGAACCAGATATTCAGTCCAGCTGTTTTTATCGTTCCGAGGTTGCAGAACCATTCGATGTTTATGGTTACTGAAGCGCTTTTAGTAACATTCACAAAGCTGATATCTCGCATGTCGTTATCTGCAAGCTCTTGGATGATTCCAAGTGACTGCGCCTCATGAAGCAATCCAATAAAACCTTCTCTGTCGTTAATTTTCATTTGCACGTCTCTTTTAGTTAAGGGCGATAATAATACTTGCGATTGCGTTGCTTACATCCGGAATCATAATCATCAGACCAAGCGCAAGCATCACCACTGAATAGAAAGAAAACCCTAAAAAAACAAATAAATGGTACATATCTAATCCTCTTGTTAATTGCCAAAGCACACTCGCAAATGTTCTTTGGTAATCGCAGACTATTTCTCTTATCTGCTCATCATCACTGCCGTTCATCCTGAACCCGCCGATGGGCCGACCTTACTGGGCCGTTCAGTTACTGCGTCGTTCTGTGTTACGGACTATACAAAGTTTATTTGCATCTCGTCAACAAGTATTTTGGATAAATTAATGAAATATTTCTGCAAAGAAACTTTGCCAAACAAAATTACTTGTGTATAGTCGTTTACATCAAAACGAGATGACGGAGGATGAATGAAGAAAGCAGAGGCAATCGCTCTGGCAGGCAGCGCAGTAAACCTGGCTAAGGTTCTGGGCATCAGCCGTGAAGCAATCAGGTTATGGAAAGAAGACATGCCAAATGAACGCTATTACCAGCTGAGAGGTTTACTGGCTGAGCGTAAGTGGAAGCCGGTGAATGGACAGAAGTTCCCACCACCGACTGAATAAAAAAAAGGCCCAACCAATAAGATTGAGCCTAAACAAAAGTGCAAATGAAGTGTGATTAGTATCAATCAATCACCTTAAGTATGCAAGGTAGGAATATATGAGCATGTTGCTTATGGTTAGAGCGATGCAGGTTAAAGTTGGAAACCCATTGCGAAAACTGGTTTTAATTAAACTGGCTGACAATGCCAACGATCGCGGAGAGTGCTGGCCATCTTATCAGCACATTGCGGATCAGTGCGAGATAAGCCGTCGATCGGTGATGATGCATGTAGACAAGCTTTGCGAAATGAGCTTGGTTAAAAAGGAATATCGTCCAGGCCCAAAAGGGAACACCAGCAATCTTTATATTATTCTTTTGGGTGGTGCAGGAGATTCACTAGGGGTAGTGAACCAAATTCACCAGGGTAGTGCAGTAGATTCACCACCCCCTGGTGCAGGAGATTCACCCAGAACCAGTCACTCTTTAGAACCAGTCAATGAACCAAATGCCGTTGCTAAAAAAACAGCAACGGAAATTGAATATTTATTGCCTGATGATCTTAATCATGAAGCTTGGATGGAGTGGGTTAATTTCCGTAAGGCTGTGGGCTTTAAGTCTTACAAGAAAAACGCAATGGGCATGGGAAAGGTGATCGCCAACCTGATTAAACTTTCCGGGGGCAATAAGGCGATCCAGATGGGTATTGTTCAGCAGTCCATCGCAAACCAGTACCAGGGGCTTTTCCCGCTGAAAGGTGGCGTACCTGTCAACTATCAGGATAACTCTCCACACTGGAACAGCCGAGAGGCTTGGGAGAACGTATTTTGAAAGACATGAAAAGCATGCAGGTGATGGTGAACAACATCCGAAGCGGGGCGCTGGTAGAGCGTGACGGCGCCGACCGCAAAGATCGCGTTCTTGGTGAGGATGGCGAAAAGCTTGTTGATCGCCTGTTTGTTCAACTTAAAACGATTTTTCCGGCAGCAAGCCAGACAGTTTTCCGTGAGGCTGACGCGGAGAAGCGAGCAAAGCAGCAGTGGGTTCTGGCTTTCGGTGAAAATGGCATCAGGACTATTGAGCAGCTGGTTCCGGGAATGCGCCGCGCGCGCGCTAGTGAAAAACCATTCTGGCCGGCGCCTGGTGAATTCATAAAGTGGTGCTTTGAAGGCAGCGTAGAAACTCTGGGACTCCCAGACCAGGAATCGGTAATGGCTGAGTTCCGTAAATTCTGCAACGACAGAAGCCTGTACGACGCCGTAGAGGACTTTCCATGGTCTCATGCTGTCATGTACTGGATTGTGCCTGATATGCGCTTAGAAATGACTGAGCGCAATCTGACGCAGGATGAATTACGTAAGCTGGCCAGCTCAATGTTAACGATGTGGGCCAGGAAGCTGATGGAAGGCGAAGAAATACCCAAGCCCGTTGTCAGGCTGGAAAACAAAGAGAGACCCAAAAGCACCATTGAAGAAATGGGTCTTGTAAGCGAAAAAACACAACAGGCAGGCGCCGATATGCTTGCCAGAATCCGGGCAAAGAATGCCCATAAAAACTAAGAGGAAGTGCAAATGAAATTTTTCAAAAACGCTATGGTTTACCGTCTTAACCGCGATCTGCCACTGAATGCAGAAGAACTTGAAGAGCAGTTGCAGCATTTCGCATTCACGCCAGCAGGCAGCCAGGATATGTCTAAAACCGGTTGGGTGGCACCAGTCGGTGAAAGCCTGGTTTATTCTGCCAATGGCCAGTTACTGCTGGTTGCACAAACCGAAGCTAAAAACCTGCCTTCAGACGTCATTAAGCGCGAGCTGAACGCCAAGATCGAAAAGCTGGAAGGTGAGCAGCAGCGCAAGCTGAAGAAGACCGAAAAAGACAGCCTGAAAGATGAAGTGCTTCATAGCCTTCTGCCGCGCGCTTTCAGCAAGTTCAGCCAAACCCAGATCTGGATTGACACAACCAACAACCTGATCACCGTTGACGCCGCCAGCGCGAAAAAGGCAGAGGATGCACTGGCGCTGCTGCGTAAGTCTATCGGTAGCCTTCCTGTGGTTCCGCTGACGCTGGAAAACCCTGTTGAGTTGACGATCACCGAATGGGTTAAGTCTGGTGACATGCCAGCAGGTTTCGCACTCGGTGACAGCGCCACGCTGAAAGCTGTGCTTGAAGATGGCGGAATCCTGAAATCGAAAAAGCAGGATCTGGTATCCGATGAGATCGCCACGCACCTTGAAGCCGGAAAGGTTGTCACCGAGCTGGCTTTGCAATGGCAGGAGCGCATCACATTCACCCTTACGGACGCGGCCGCCATCAAGCGCATTCACTTTAGCGATTCACTCACCGAACAAAACGATGACATTGATCGCGAGGATGTTGGCGCGCGCTTTGATGCTGACTTTGTTCTGATGACTGGCGAGCTTTCTTCGCTGATTTACCAGCTCGTCAATGATCTGGGCGGCGAAGCTAAACGCTAATTCTATGCCCCGGCCGCGCGCCGGGTTCATCCGCCGACAAAGGCGGCAAGAGCAAAACTAAGGGTGGTGGATTTTGAGACACGAACTGAAAATTTTACCGCAGCACTTCACGCCGGTTCTGGATGAAATTAAAACCGCTGAGCTGCGCAAGAACGACAGAGATTTCTCAGTAGGAGATACTTTATTACTAATGGAGTGGGATGGGGATTATACTGGAGAAGCATGTGAAAGAGTTGTTACGCATATAGCTGATGTGGGCGATTACCTTCCTGGATATGTTTTATTAAGCATGAGAAAAAAATAATGAAACTCATATTCATAACCCTAGGTCTACCTGGCGCAAATGAGGATGATTTTAAATTCCTTTGCAAACCATTCAAGCGCGATCATGAAATTTCAGTATGGCGGCAGCAAACGAGGAGATATTACTGATGAAGAAGTTAACGGCTGAGAAGTGCAGGTCTAGAATTGAAACCTTATTAAGATTGAAGAATATTGATAAAATTTCAATTGAGGGTGATTATCATTTGCAGGCATACCAGATTGCCCTGCCAGTACTGGAGCAGCAGGAACACCCAACGGACACCTACCGGCAGATTGAAAATAATGGCTGGTTACACTGGAATGGCGAGATGGCATTGCCTCCAGTGAAAAGTCACGTCTTGGTTGAGGTTAAGCGCCGCAATGGGGGGTTAATTCAACGTCAAGCGCAAGAGTTTGCATGGCGCAATAGTCCCGTAAAAAGCGGAACAGACATCATCGCCTATCGGGTGATTGAAAATGATGGGAGGGAAGGATGAGCTGGCGAACCCTTTTTCGCAGCAATAACCAAGTAATCCTGACTGATTACAAGCTGGACGTGAAAGAGGGTAACAGCCGGTCAGTTTATTTGGTGAAGCACCACAGCAAGATTTGGAACACCACGCTGGAGCAGAGCATCACGATTGAGCGAGACGCTTACGGCAGGGTTTCACCTCGGATTGCACTTGATGACTTTCCGCAGGGGCTGAGTGAGCGCGAGACCATGCTTAAGCTTGCTGATTGGCTGCATCGACTTGGCGTATCCATCGAAGACCACTGGAGTAAGCCATGAACCAGTTCACCAACCATCAAACCAGCGGCGATGATTGCCGTGAATAGCGCAACGCCGATCCACGGCATCCGCTACAACTTCGAGGAGTTCGCCAGGCAAGAATTCCCTCGCCTGATTTTTAACTGGTGCGAAAGTACAGAGCGCTACCGTGACCATAAAACGCAGCAGCTGTGGACGACATGGCTTGCTGCCACGCTTAAGAACTGGAGTGAAAATGTCTAAGTACGATGGATTAGGACGCCACGAGCTAAACGTTGCAGTTGCTAATGCATTGGGCATCGACTGGGAGGAAGGCATAGTCTTCCAGAGCCCAGCCGATCCAAATGCGCCTGATGCAGAATTTTCAAGGGCAACGGTTAAAAGGAAAATAACCAACAATGAAAAATTCTGGAAAGAGTTCGATCCATGCAGAATGCTGGGCGACAACATGCGAACACTGGATGGACTGGTTAAAATAACCGGCGGGGTTTTTCTCAAAGAAGACGGCAGCGCCACCACGGAAATCAATGGCAAGCAGGTAACTGCAACCGGCGGCCACTGCCGCGCGATCTGCGTGCTGTTTTTAATGGCGAAAGATGCGCAAAACCAGTTGCAAAATTCTTAGCGTTACACGATACTTTCCACATCGACACGACTCGACCCCGTGAAGATTGAGCGCCAGAAGCGCAAAAAACATCACAACAAAAATTGTGAAGCTCGTTGGATCTGGTGTTGTGCCAGGGTCGAATCCAACGGGCTTCGCGCCTTTCTGGAGTTCAGGATATGAACCAGTTAGTAAACCCCGCAGTCATTACCATGAGCAGCAAAGAAATTGCTGAGCTGGTTAACAGCAAGCACGGCGACGTAAAGCGCTCAGCAGAAAGGTTGCTGGTAGCTGGAATTTTAACCGCGCCGTTGGCGCAGTTCGAATTCAACCACAACGGAAACACGTATACTGGCTACAACTTCAATAAAAGAGACAGCCTTGTTTTGGTTGCCCGCCTCTCACCTGAATTCACTGCGGCTGTCGTAGATCGCTGGCAGGAATTGGAATTAGCCAATAAACCTCAGTTGCCAGGAAGCTACATTGAAGCACTAGAGGCGCTGGTCAATTCAGAAAAACAAAAACAAGCACTTGAGGCTAAAGTCGCCATTGATGCACCAAAGGTAGATTTCGCAGAACGCGTAGAGAAATCATCTGGCGTGCTGATTGGTGATTTTGGCAAAGCTGTTGGTATTGGACAAAATCGTTTATTCGCCTGGCTGCGCGCGCAGGGTTATCTGATCGCCACTGCCGGTACTCGCCACAACACTCCATACCAGCGCTACATCGACTCAGGCCACTTTGACGTAACCGAGCAGACCTACGAAATTCCTTCAGGTGAAACCCGCTCACGCTTCACACCACACATTACCGGTAAGGGCCAGGTGTTCATCACCACCAAGCTTAAAGAGTGCGGCATGATAAAGGGGGTGGTTTGATGGAAATCAAGCCTTGCGCCCATTGTGGCGGTAAAGCTTTTACCCAGGAAGTTAGAGATGATGAGCTTGCTGACTTCCCTTTCAGGGTAACCTGTGGCTGTGGTATTTCCACACTTAATACCAGCGATAAAGATAGCGCAATAGATATTTGGAACAGCCGGGTAGAGCCAAACCCATCAGAAGCAGATCGCTGGTTTGAAATAGCAATAGCTGCACAGGCCCGCGCAGAGCTGGCAGAGATGCAGCGATATGAACTGAGTGAGGCGCTGGAGCAGGCAAAAAGAATGCTCGCGTATTCAGGGAAGCTGCAATGAATATCACTTACGGCTCTGTGTGCTCAGGTATTGAAGCCGCCAGTATGGCATGGGAACCATTGGGAATGAAACCATCATGGTTTTCCCAGTTCGACCCTGAGCATAATTATAATCGCGGGCCAGACTTCCCATCTGCCGTTTTAGCGCACCACTGGCCAGATGTGGCAAATCTCGGTGATATGACCAAGATTGCTGAAAAGGTTCTTCGTGGGGATGTTGCCGCGCCAGACATTTTGGTTGGTGGAACGCCATGCCAGGCTTTTTCTGTAGCGGGTGCTCGCGCTGGACTTGCTGACCCGCGCGGCCAGTTAACTCTTTCATACGTGGATTTAGCCAATGCAATCGACAATAAACGAGCATCAGAAGGTAAGCGACCAACAATCATCGTGTGGGAAAACGTCCCCGGCGTCCTCAATTCAAAAGACAACGCTTTCGGATGCTTTCTTGGCGCGCTTTCCGGAGAAGATGATCAGCTCATCCCGCCAGGGAAAAAATGGTCAAACGCTGGTTGTGTGTTTGGACCCCAAAGAGCAATCGCGTGGATCGTCAAAGACGCCCAATATTTCGGAGTGGCCCAACGACGCCGCCGTGTGTTCGTTGTCGCAAGTGCTGATCCGCGAATCGATCCCACAGAAATACTTTTTGAGTCAGAAGGCGTGCGCCGGGATACTGCGCCGAGCAGAGGCGCGGGGTCGCAAGTTGCCGCCCTTACTGCAAATGGCGTTGGAACGTGTGGCGCAGACGACAATCAAGCCCAAGCAGGACACCTGATAGCTTTCGGTGGCGGCAACACATCAGGAAGCATTGATGTTGCCAGCGCTTGCACAGCGCACGGTGTTAGGATGGATTTCGATACGGAAAATTTTGTCGCCCAAGGCTTTGATATTCTTGGAACTCCCGCGTCAGAGGTAGCGAAAGAAACCGAAATACACACACCCTTAAGAGCACGAATTCCCGGTCAGTTTGAAAACAGCACCGTAACTGTGGCTGTAACGCTACGCGGTAGAGACGGCGGCGCAACTGCCGAGCTGGGTGGGGATCTGTCTGGCACTCTGCGCGCCAGTGGAGGCGGGGGTGATAAGCAACACGTTCTTAGCGATTATCAGGTGCGCAGGCTAACGCCGGTTGAGTGCGAAAGATTACAGGGACTTCCCGATGGACATACCGATATTGGCGCTGATGGTCCACGCTATAAGGCAATCGGTAATTCTATGGCTGTACCGGTGATGAGATGGATAGGAGAGAGAATAATGGCGCAGTTAGCAGAGCAGAAACA